TAAAGGTTATATTTATAAGGGGTTAAAAACGTATGAATAAATTCTATAACACGGCAAGAATAGACAAGAAAAACGCCACATATAATATTATTTTCGGCGAACGTTCAAATGGTAAAACCTACGCCATGTTAAAAAAGAGCCTTAAAAACTACTTTGAAACGGGGGCGCAATTCGGTTATGTGAGACGATGGAAAGAAGACATTACAGGTAGAAGAGCGCAACGTTTATTTTCTGGTATAAACGATAATCAAGAAGTAGAAAAAATGTCTAAAGGTGCGTTTACTGGCGTTCACTATTGGGCGGGAAAATTTTACTTATGTAACTACGATGATAACGGCAAAACAATTTATTCAGATCAAGATATAATTGGTTTTACGTTTGCTCTATCAGACGGCGAACACGACAAATCAACTTCATTTCCTAACATTACTACAATTATTTTTGATGAATTTCTAACAGGGCGTTTATACCTTCAAGATGAATTCGTATTATTTATGAATACGGTTTCAACAATAGTACGAAAAAGAGACGATGTTAAAATATATATGTTAGGTAATACTGTTTCTAAATTTTGCCCGTATTTTGGTGAAATGGGATTAAAACATATTACCAAAATGACTCAAGGGGCTATTGATGTATACCATTACGGCAATTCAAAACTAACCGTAGCGGTTGAGCATTGCGCCTCAATTAGTAAAGGGGAAAAATCAAATAAGTATTTCGCATTTGATAATCCTAAATTAGAAATGATAACAGGGGGTGCATGGGAATTAGATATTTATCCGCATTTACCTTTTAAATATAAACCTAAAGATATTCTGTTAATTTACTTTATAGAATTTGATGATTCTATTTTCCAATGTGAAGTAATAGAAACAAAAGGAATTTATTTTACTTACATACATATTAAAACAACTGAAATAAAAGAAAGGGAAACGGATTTAATATATTCCCTAGACTTCAATCCCCAACTAAATTACAATCGTAATATGTACAACCCTATTAACAAGCTGCAAGAGCGCGTTCTATGGTTCTTTAAAACTGATCGGGTTTACTATCAAGACAATACTATTGGGGACGCGGTAAACAATTATCTTAAACTATGTAAAAAGGGTTAATATGGATTTCGTAGTAATCGGCAAAATGATAGAAAGTCTGGGGTTCCCTATTGCGGTTTGTGTTGCTTTATTTTGGTCTAATAGGGAAATGGTTAAATACTACGGAAAAATAATTGCCGAGTATAGAAAAACGTTGCACGAAAACACAATCGCAATGGAAAAACTAATAGACAAAATTGATAGGAAATAAACCATGTATGATTTCAAAAACAAACAAGCGAACGTATTACAGAACAACCGTTATCTGTTTGCTAAAACGCTTTCAATGTTTGAATATATTGGATTACCTGAAACAATCCCATATCGCGAACTTGAAAAACTTTTACAAAATAATGGTTACGCTTTCATAACAGAAGTTGAAGGTGAACTTTATGCTTTCGGCGGGGGATTAGGCGGGGAGCAGGACGTATATGGGAACCCGTCAAAAATTACAATCAACAACGTTGCTTTAAACTTCAACAAAACACTAGACATAAAAAGGACGGGGTTTTAATTCATAACGATGATAGCCTGATAGGTCTATTACCGCTATTCAATAAATACAATTCCCTGTTAACTGAAAATGATATTAACATGGTTCTAAACGGTTACAGTAACCGACTACAAATTATGTTAAGCGCAACCGATGACAAAACAAAAGCAAGTGCGGATAAATACATTGAAAACCTTATCAACGGTGAAATAAGCGTTATAAGTTCTTCACCTATGTTTGATGGGGTTAAAACCCACACAACGGGAAACAGCCAAGGTAGTTCAATTACAACCCTTATCGAATACCAACAATACATTAAAGCAGGTTTGTTTAATGAAATTGGTTTAGATGCAAATTTTAACATGAAACGCGAACGACTAACCAGCGGGGAAGTTGATCAAGGGGACGATATTTTATACCCTTTCATTGATAACATGATGAAATGTCGGTTAACCGCACTGGAACAAATCAACGAAAAATACGGGCTAGAAATCTCTATTGATTATGGTTCGGTTTGGAACAAAAAGAATAAAGAAATGGTCGACGGTATCGTAGACGAAACGCCAGACGAAACGTTAGACGAAACGCCAGACGAAACGTTAGACGAAACGCCAGACGAAACGTTGCCAGAAGAACCGCAAGAAACCACACTAGAAACCGATACAGAAGAAGGGGAAGTCATAGAAGAAGGGGAAGAAGAACCGCAAGAAACCACACTAGAAACCGATACAGAAGAAGGGGAAGAACTATCAGACAATCAACCGGAAGAATCAGAAGAAACGATAGGTGGTTCATCTTTGAAATCATCGTCAGAATTGTTAGACGGATTTTCAAACGAAAAGATAGAAAGTGAAATAAACGAAATTAAAGCCACTTTAGAAAACGGCGAACTAACAGAAGAAGAAAGGGAAATTATGTTAGTTCGTCTAGCTGAATTACAAGGGGCTAAAGATGAGTAATTTAAAGGAATTTTTGGCGGATGATAGTCTTTTTTCGGCTATCGTTACCGTTGAGCCATTCTCGTTTATTGTGGATAATGAAGCGGTTTTAGATTTAATGCTGGTTACTAATTACGGGAATAAACAAGTTTTTGAACCGTTTGAAGATAACGATATTAACAGCATTGCAACTATGTTAATTTTGAACTTTGAACAAACATGGAATAGTTACGTTAAAATGGGTGATTTAATAGAAAACCCAAACGATAGGCGGGAAGTAACAGAAACAATAGATACGAACAGAAGAAAGATTAAACAGTAACGATTCTACAGATAAAGTTTCGGCGTTTAATTCTAATACAATGGCTGATGATAAAGGGAGTTCTGTTAGTGGAACAGACGATTTAACAGGTTTAACAACTCGAACCTTGACAGACGAACAAATAAACGTTAAAACTATGTTTAACCGGTTGAGTTCTTCAACCCGAAACAGTATAATAACGTCTGTATTAGACGATATAGCCGGTTACTTAACGTTAAGTATTTATTAAAAGGTGAATTGATATGAGAATTCAACAGATTTATAACCTAGTGAACGCGGCAACCGCCGGTATTTTGGGGGAAACAGAAGTAGTAGAAGAAGATCTATCAAACGTTGTTAGTGTCGGCAAGAACGCTTGCTAATTTAGATAAAGTTGATAATTACGTTAAAAACCTTGTAAACCACATTGGCAAAGTAGTTTTTCAGGAACGTCTATATTCTGGCGCGGTTCCTTCTGTATTGATGGATTCATGGGAATTCGGTTCTATTCTTGAAAAGATTAGTGCTGATTTGCCAGCGGGAACCGAAAACGAAAGTTGGGACCTAACAGACGCAACCGAATATAACCCTAACTTTTTTATAAACCGTCTGTTAGTGTTAAGTTTTTTAACAGTAAAACCACGTTTGAAATCCCGCTTTCATTTACTGAAATGCAAGTAAAAGAAAGTTTTTCAAATGCTAACCAGTTGAACGGTTTTCTTTCTATGCTTACAACTAGCGTAGAAAATTCAATGACGGTTAAACTTGACGCGCTAATCATGCGCACCATTAATAACATGATGGGCGAAACGTTGTGGGATGGTTTGAATGATGATTCTCAAAGCCCTGCAATTGTTCCGGCTGAAACCAGTGTGAAAGCGGTTAACCTTTTAACCCTTTATAACGCTGAATTTACCGCCACACTAGGCGCTAGTGAAGCCCTTACAAGTTCTGAATTCATGAGGTATGCAACGTATACAATGGGGCTATACAGCGACCGTATGGCGCGTATTTCAAAGTTGTTTAACGTTGGGACTAAAGAACGGTTTACGCCTAAAGATAAACAACACGTTGTTTTGTTGTCTGATTTCGCTAAAGCAAGTGAAGCGTTTTTGTTGAGCAACACCCAAAACGCTGAACGGCTGCTGTTGCCACAACACGAAACGGTTCCATATTGGCAAGGTTCGGGGACCGGTTACGGGTTTGACGATGTTTCGGCAATCAACGTTAAAACCAGCGGGGGGAATACAGTTGTTTTTGACGGTATTCTAGGTGTTATTTTTGACCGAGACGCGCTAGGGGTTTCTAACCTTGATCGTCGGGTTACAACTAACTACAACCCTAAAGCGGAATTCTACACAAACTTTTATAAGTTTGATGCGGGGTTCTATAATGACTTGGATGAGAACTTCGTTGTTTTCTTCGTGGCCTAAATCCATTGAATAAGTAATTAAGAAA